CAGATATGGTGGTATGGGGGAGCTTATGAGTTTGCCAAAGAGAATAATTATGATGATCCTGAAATGGTATATGATGAGGGTGATATATCAGGGTTAGATTACCATATGTTGAGACCAATAATCGAGTTGTTTTCTATGGCCTCGTTATTATATATTAAGAAGGGTGAAGGTGACTATGAGTTGTATAAGGCCATGTTGTTAGAGGCTACACGAAATTTGAGTGTTAAGGAATTGCATTTGTTTTCTACATTGTGGGTCCTTTTAGTTGGGAAAATGCCCTCAGGAGCAAAAGAGACGTCAATAGCAGATAGTTGGTATGTGGCTCTTATGGCGTTTTCGTATGTGTGGTATATAATATATAAGAGCCCGGATAAGTCAGAAGTAATATTGGAAGAGCTGAGAAATCATAGAATAAAATTTCCAGTGTATGGAGATGACCACATTTTGGGGAGAAGAAAGTTAATCGCGACGTTTATTGGAGAAAGAGGTTTTGGAGAGTATTCTAAGCAATATTTTGGATTAATAGTGAAACCTCCTAGTTTGCGTGAGGGACTGAGTTGGCTTAGTATTCCTAATAATGAAGGAGGTTTAGCATATGCGGGGACGTGCTTTTGTCAGAAGTATTCGATATTGAGACCGAATTTTATGCCATCATATTGTGCGCCAATAGTACCGTATAGGTTGATGACAGCGTGTATGCATAAATTGGGATATGGTTCGAGAGATAGGTATACTAAGGCAGATTATATACTGGCAGTTATAAGTTCAGCATATGATGGGTTTGGTACGAATTTAGCATTGTATAATTTTCAGTCTAAGTTATATAATTACTTGTTTGTGAGGAGTGGTTATAAGTCAATAGATGATGTAATTGATGAATATGCTAACCAGGAAACAACGCAGTTTGATATGACTAAGAGTTGTAGGAAAATTGGTGTAGCTAAGGAAACTATGTTTCAAGGGTTTCCGACTCTGGATACATTGTGGAAGATGCATATATATGATCCAAGAAGGTGCTCAAATTATCCGGGGACTGGTTTCTTTTATGGAGAGGATGCAAAAGAGGATAGGTTTCATTATTAAAATTATTGCTGTGGTTCATGAATCCACTGCGAGTATGCGGGCATGCAGAAC